TACTATCAATGCTTTCTCTAGATGCACCGCCTGAAGCCGCTACAGTTTTTGTAGAATCAAATGTTCTTACTTCATTTGAGCCAGTCAAGGAAGCCGCACAGGTGAATGTTTTACATAAATTAGCAGTTTCTCCATTTGAAACAATATAATCTATCAGAACTATATTACCGTCAACTAGCTTTTCGCCAAGAACCCCATCACCAAATCTAATGACATATTTACCATCGACGCCTTCTTCTAGAAAATATACTTTAGTGGTGCTTGTCAAATCCAGCAAAGAAGATTTAGCCGAGAAGGTATTTAAAGTCAACTCAGTAGTTGAAGTCTGTACTCTAACTCTGAGAGTAGTGGTATCAATGTTCTCGTTAGGTATTGTAATAGGACCTGAAAGATTAGAAGAGTCAATTAAGAAACTATTGTCTACTCGTGTTCCCTCTTTTAGTACTAATCCGGAAAACTTGAACCCGTCTGTTCCATTTATGTCCTCTAACGTGGCTGTTTGTGTCTGACTTGGATAGAAATTAAAGCTAGTATTATTAACAGTAGACGTAAAAATAGTGTCTCTTGTCAGAGAATAAGTTGTACCAACATACGCTGGGTCTGGAGTTATTACAAAATCAACACTAGCAGTAGCAGCCCTTCTTGATCTTGGAGTATAACCAATGGCCTTTGCTAGAGAGACAACAGAACTTCTTTTAATTGCAGAATCTAAAAAGGATTCGTTGGCTAACATGTGAGCCATTACAGCATTATAATGTGTATTATAGGCAAGGGTATCTAAAAGAACAGATAAGGCTGAACCTTCAAAATCATAATCGCTAAACTCACTCTGCGCTTGCATAAAAGTTTTAAGAGATTTTTTTATATTATCAAAATCTAATTCTGTTACGTTTAACTGTGCCATTGTCTTACCTTAACCTTTTTAGATTAGCTGTTAGTATCTGAGGTTTATTGATACCTACTACGAAAAATCTAACAGTTACTTCATATGAATTTAGATCAAAATTAGGAACTACCTGTATAGATTTAACTCTTACTCTAGGTTCATAACTTTCTATGATGTTTTTTATTGAATTTGAAATAGAAGTAGATACAACTTTTGACATAGGCTCAAAAAGATACCCCCTTAGATTTACTCCTTTACCAGGATCAAAAGGTCTCTCATAAAAATTAGTCAATATCAATATTCTCAAAGACTGTTTAACAGCATTGACATCTATTTTTTTAGATACATCGCCTGTCTCAGGATTCGCAGTAAAACTCAAATCCAAATCTTTGTATATTCTTGATACTTTTAATGATTCTGTTGCCATAATCGTATTTATAACAGTTTTAGTTATATTCCTATTGAATCTGGTGGTATATTGACATTTACAAAATTGCCAGACGCATTAGCACTCTTTTTAACCGCATCAATTCTATAAGGAAAATCAAATATATTAGGAATGTTTATACCTAATATATTAGCAATAGGACTATCTGTCGGAGTTGAAATTGGGGCTCCTTTTAAAACAAACCCAGCTCCATCTTCTTCAAAGTTAGGTATTTTTTGACAAAGGTTATTTAAGTCCAATGCTCCTGTCTTTAACAAATCAGGAATGTCTTCTATTGCAATATCGCCTAAATCCAACCCACTATACTTTGTCTGTAAATTATTGATTTCATTGGTAATATCGTCTACTGACAATTTTGCTGCCAGAAAACTAGAAGCAAAACTTTCAATATCAGCTTGCAATCCTTTTATTTCTTCTGGCACTTCAATCTCAGGCACATATTGTTTTAATTTTGATGTAACAAGTTCTTGTATAGCCTGTGCATCAGTAGCCATATCTATTATAGCAGCAGCGTCAGTAACTGCCTGACTTACTGTAGGTGATATAGGTATTTTATCAAACAAAGTGCCAACTAGCTCATCGGTTGAACCTATTGACTGAGTTAGTTCTACTAAATTTTCAGTTGCGCCACATAAACTCATTCATATCTCCTTAAGGTGTAGGTGTGCCTGACACACTGCCACCGCTAGTAACACCCAGATGCTTGTGTGTTCCAAGCTCGATAGTACCTTGCTGAACTACCGATCCTAAAACTGTTCCTGTTACTGTCAATGCACCTGTTATGTTGTAAGCCCCTGTGTGAGTTGTAACACCTGTTATAGTTCTAATTGGAGCAACTACTGTCTGTGAAGTAATCGCTGACAGAGTTTGTGTAGTACTCGCCTCAACAAGCTGTACTGAAGCAGTTAGTGTTTGATTTAAAGCAGCAGACAATGACATATTCAAACCAATAGCTTTGAAGTTGCCTGTAGGCGCACTTAAATTTACATTACCAGTAGTACTCATCAAAGAGTAACCGAGTATTGCAGTACTTGAAGTTGAACCAACCGAAACTGAACTAAAATTGCCACCAACGGTAGAAACTTTATCGCCGCCTACAGTTTCAGTTCTATTGCCTATAACGGTGTCTGTTTGATTGCCGCCTGTACGAAAAGAATGATCCCTTGAAACATTAGTACTTTGCCCTGAAAGAACTTCAGTAAAATCGTTGCCTACTACTTTAGTAACACGATTGCCTGCAACAGTAGTAAATAAGTTACCGCCTATTTCTTGATACATATCTCCTGTTACTAGAACTCTTGCGTCACCCCCAATCGTGACATCACATGACCCTTTGACAAAAACTTTTTTGTCTTTTAAGGTTATTTCGTATTCGTCACCAACTACTTTTGTAATTCTTGATCCGTCTGCCTGAACTTCATAGAAAGTTCCTGCAGAATGATACTCGTGTATTCTTTCGTTATTAGGAGTGTCATCAATCTCAAATACATGGCCGCTTTCAGTTTCAGTTACTTTGTTAAATGGATAGACCGAGCAGTTATTGTCAAAATTAGGCTCTTCATTAGAAGCGTTGTATGTATAACTCTCTTCTCCAAATCTTGGATGAGGTTCTTCCCAAATTTGCCTATCGTAAACAGCTCCTGATATGTCAGAAGAGATTGATTCTACATGCGGTGCTACTGCTCTCGGTATGTCTTTCTGCCTGGCTGCTCTTTTGTTCAGAAGACTGGCATGCGTTTCTGCATCAGAGTTCCTTGATAGCCTTGATAGATCAGATTCTTGTAACTCATTCAATCCTAAGTCTGTCTCGCTTCTTGGAAATATTCCATCAGGATCAGAAAAGCCGATACTAGGATCAGTGTTTTTGTTTCTTGGCTTGCCTCCTAAAGTTCCTACAATAACAGGCTGCTGACCGTCTTCTCCGTCAGCAAAAAAGCCTAGTACAGTCGATCCCTGAACATAGGCAGGAGTATCACCTATTCCAGATATGCTGGGAGAGGTCGTTGGAGAGACAGGAACAGCCCATGGCAGATCAACAGTTGGCAGGTCTTCTGTAGAAGAAGTATGATATCCGATAATTCTGACCCTACAGCGCCCAAGCATTGCAGGATCTACTCTATCCTCTACGACACCTATCCACCAATTGAAATTAGGATACATTCTCAACCTCTTCATCCATTTCAACTTTTTCAGGTACGCTACTCAACCCATTTTTAATAACTTCCATATTCATAGTGTGCCTGTCAGAGTTTATCTTATGATGTATTCCTGATATTATGTATAAGCCAGAAAGCAAAGGATCCAACACAGTGGTTAAATCATCGTTTGGAGGCTCGGCTGAAGGATATAAAATACTTATCACATTACCTACTTCTATATCAGTCCTTCCTGGAACCAGTACTTCAAGTTTATTATTTTCAAAAGACTTTAAATAGCTGGCTCTGTTTAGTTTTCTTGTTAGTAACTGATTTGAAGTACATCCATCAGGCAAATCTTCTTCGTCTGTAAGACCATAATCATTATATAGTCCAGTGTTGTAAGAATTATACTTCTTACTTGCTAGAGGATTTCTTTTTAATGTTTCTGGAACAATACTCACAGGACCTGTCTTAGTAAAATTTTTCATGTCTTCTACAAAATCAAACTGATTGTGAATTACTTTCTTAGTGTAAAAGTCATAACCGTCTAAACTAGAAGAAAAGGCTCCTATGTGATTACCCTGAAGAGTGTCTATAGTTTTAAGCATCTTTATATTTTCAATTGCAGTAACTTCATCAGGAAGTCTTCTACCAGAAAATTTGTCGCCTGGAGATAAAATTCTCCGTGGCATTTTAGCTCCATTTCTTTCTACTACATATTCATCGAATGGACCATTTAATCTTTGAAAATAAATTAGTGCTTCAATACTTCCAAAATAAAATGCTTTATTAGATTCAAAAAATAGAAAATCAGTTCCTGCTAATTTAGCACCTTTAGAGTTTTTAGCAACGTAATTTATGTTTTTAAAAGGAGACCAGTGATTAGAAGTGTATTTTATTGTGCTTTGATGAGGAGTATCTAGCACTACAATGGGTCGATCAAATTCTGAATATTCTTGATATATCTTAGATACTACTTCATCAGTAGTTCCTTTGAATGATTTAGTTACTACAGTGGTTTTATCTTCATATCCTTCAATCGACATAAAAGATATGTTGTAATACTGTGACCTGTCATCATTCATAATTCTGTCTTTTATAGCATAAATTTGAAAGGTCTTTTTTATGATAGCACTAGGATCATCTTCCAGAGAAGGAGTCCTAATTTTAATGGTTAAAAATTCATTGCCAAGAAGAGGCAGATTAGATATTAAGTTTATGGCGTCTGCTACAATTAGATTGCCAGACATACAGGAGTTGAACAGATTTTCATAGAGATTAATCTCTAACATAAAATCTGTTATATCGGAAGTATGTCCTGTGTTCGGACTGGATATGGACAGTTCTTCAATTTTGTAAGCACCGGCAAAAGGCAGTACCTCATTTTCATAATCCATATTACTGTGCCATCAAGTCTTTATAATTGACAATAAATCTAGCTAAGAAATCTTTTTTAAGTAAGAAAATATGTTTCTTATCTTCATTTATCTCTGCTTCGTAATTAAAATTAGAAACTGCCTCAACAGTTCCATTTGATATTGCTGCTGGATCATAATCTACTGTTATAGTTGTATCAGATACAAGCCTGTAATGATGATCGTTTAGATGGTTGCCTGATCCATACTTTTCTTTAGTATATGTCAATAATTCTTCTTGTCTTCTGGGCCATTGATCGTGTACATTAGTAATATCATTTACTATTAATAATACCCAGTGATATCGTGAAGAACCATAAAGATTATTAGCCAATATATCAGGAGTATCTCCATCTTGAATATAGTATGATTCTAATGCTAGAGAAGTTTTTATCTGACGATCAAGACCTACTCTTTGAAAAATATCTTTGGTGATAATAGTATCATTATTAACTTTGTATGTAAATGCTGGCATTGATTTAAAAAACATTATAGACCATCCGCTATTCTGTCGTTAGTAAGTGCTTCAAGTTCTGTAAATGCAAGTTCTATATTGATCTCTGCTGGAGCTCCTTTTTCACCTTTTATCGTAGTGAAAGCATCTTGATTACCATAAGTAACTTTCATGTCAGTCAAAGCACAAGTAGATATTTTGTTTAGTTCTTTATTTTCTTCTCCCTTATATAAGTAAGTAATATCAAACTCTGAGGGATATTCCAAAAACAAACCAGTTGGATCATTTTCAGGATGCATATGGTATTTGAAAAGTCTTATGATATTTTTTACATTCTCATATTCATTACCATTTCTTGGTGTAAATTTATATGTAAATGCAAACTGCCTAAATCCAATACTGTTGAATAACTGTTCCTTATATGGGTTTGCTACTTTAGAAGATGCTAACTCCAAAGAAGAACCTATATCTCCAGTGATACCTAATCCTGCGGGCAAATTAGCAGCAGCTTGGATAGCTCCTCGTAAAGCTAGTTCTCCGAGGCCCTTTGTACTTCTTATAATCTCTTCAAGATTTGAAGCCCCAGATATATCGTCACTTAGTCCTGCTAATGCTCCCAACTCTTTGTTTTCCCAATTCGCACTGTACTTAGCAACCGGGGGCTGAGATATGTACAGGTCAATCATCCCTAAAGTTCTAAGAGTCTTTACCGTCTCTATGACTCCGCTAGAAGCAACATAGCCTGCACTTCCTGCTACTCCTAGAGCTATGCTTTTACCAACAAGATTAGCTTTACTACCAACAACAGACAATCCTGCTCCAATAGCAGCTACTGTTGCAGTTCCTTTTGCGACTGTCTGTTTTTGTTCGGCAGTCAATCTGTTTTGTTCAGAGTTGTTTACGACTTCTAGTTGAGTAGAATATTGTGCGTATTGACCTAGATTTTGATTAGTCAAATCAGCTACTCTGCTATTCTCCCTAACATTTATCGTAAAACGAACACTGTGCAATTGTTCTGGAGAGTCTGGAACAGGGTCGGTTAGATTTTGCGGATATTGAAAAACTGTAGGGCTATTGAATATAAAAGGCTGTAATTTTTCTCTGTCTTCTTGACTGATAGCACTAGGATCT